TTCCAACCTTTCAGTATAAGACTTTACATCAGAATACACTTCAGACTCTAGAGCATCAACTAACAGTCTAAGGTTTCTGACAATCATTTTTAGTTTGTCTTTATCCATAAAAAAAGGGAGACTTGTGTCTCCCTAGTATATCAGATACTTTGAATTAAATCAAGTATCATTTCTTGTAAGTACGACCACGGTAACAAAATGTACCATGGGTTTCACTTGACTTCACACAACGAGTAGAGTACTCAACACCACGATATGCGGTGTGTGTAATCTGTGCGTCATGAAGAGCAGATGCTTTGTTGATCTGCTTCTTGATCATTTGAAGTGTGTTCATGAGTTACTCCTAAAGTAGTTGGTTGTTTAAACCCGTTCCTTTAGTCGTTTGCGTCCCAATACCAATCACATTGTGGTACAGAGTCCTTTATGGTCTCAACAAGTTCAATCTTAACCGTATTGGAAAGATTTTGATTTGAGTCAATCCTCAGCATAATAGCATCGGCTTGTGTACATGTGAGTGTTGAATAGAATAGAAATTCAATCATGGGATGAACGGCTCCGTTCCGCGACTTACTTGCGTCTCACCAATGTGAGATGAACGATAGGTATATTATATACCCTTATAACCTATTTAGTCAACCCTTCATAAAAATCCACATTGACCTAGGTGTTGTAAAGTTTCCTTCAGACTTCCGATATGATCATACCCAATCGAAACCTGTGGATATGTTGCCTCTTCTCCAAACTCTGATACAAAAGCTTTCTGATCAAAATCTACATCCAAAATATACTCATGGAATTCACCATCGAGTGACCTGAGAAGAGAAGCCATCCTCTCACACTCTTGGCTTCTGTTTGAATAGATTACTGCCTGCATCAGTCTTTCTCCAGTTCGTAGTGTTTGATTAACCTTTCAGCTTGTTTCTTATCTATACCACAAGGTGCATTCTTTAAACAGATAAGAATACATTCTTCATCTGTGATAGTAGGTTTGATTGTAAACCCCCACTTATCATACTTAACACCAGGGGGAGCTTCTACATTGGTAATTCTAAAAAGGTCAGTCACGTTGCCTCCAGTCGTCAGGTTTGTCTTGTTGAAACCAATTCTTAATATCATCGGCATCAGTGAATCCCTTCTTATGATTGGATGGATCGGGATCACCTAGTCCCATCCTATTCATAAAATCATCCATACTACCTTCTTCAATACTCTGAGAGTGTTGGCGTCTTGCCATCTTCAACATCTCATTGGCAGATGTATTTGCCTTAGCCAGTTTCTGTGCCCAGACCATATCATCTAACTTCACTTCTTCACCATTAGCAATACACTTACAGATGAATTCCATTTTTAGTCTATACTGAGTAGAAAGCATATACTATTTCTCTTTCCAATATTTATTTGTAGAAAAATATAATTTATAGTATCTTTTCTTCATCTCCTCTAGAGTTTCCATATCCTCACCAAACCCCATATACTTTAGAAGTTGATAGGATCCTTCCAGATCACTAATCAACCTCAGTATATTGACAGGATGTCTTTCTAGTCCACCAAATTGATAATCAGAATCCTGACTCATGAGCTTCGTCAATCATCTTAGATACTAACTCTTCAGTACCATCCATAGTCTTGACTGCAAACAGACTTGACTTCTGATACTTCTTGATCTTCTTATATTGTTTGAGAAGGATATTGATTTGATCCTCTGGAACTTCGAACTCTACATCGAAACCTTTACTCATCTTTCTTACCACCATTCCATAGTTTAGGGTTTGCTGTTCCACCACCTTGAGTGATACTAATCAATCCTTTCTTGTACTTGTCATAGTATCGATCAAAGATATCTACAACCTTAAGAGACTGAACAACATCATACTTTATATCACTACCTTCCTTATAAGTTACAAGGAAGGCATTGTTAGGAAGGCTCCTATCATCTGCCTTAGTTGAGTCACAGTTCTCATAGATGAATCTCACCTTCTCTTTAGTCATCAAGAACGTCCTCCCCATTGGATATCAGGAAATGCTTTTGATACATTGTCCTTGGTTAGTTTGTATTTGGATGTAAGGTTCCCATCCTTAACTAGACAAATGATTTGTGCCTCTTCAGGATGTAGTCCCTCCAACATCTGAATAAACATAGACTCACGACGAGTCTTACTCAGTTTATCATTACCACCTTTCACAAAGTGATAAAGGTTTCTCCACTCCTTACGAAGGGAAGTGTGATCAGTACCAATAGGAACATCATTCTTATTGAAAGGTACTTCACCTTCAGGTAATAAACTCAAAACAGTTTCATCGAAGTTCCAGATAAGAATAGAAGTTAAACCATCGTTACGATACTTCTGGAGTACTTCTACTTTCTTTGCAACACTCTTCTGTTTAGAAACTTCTTCAAGAATCTCATGAACGAAAGCGTTAGCTGGAAGTTCTTTATTTTTTGTTGATGTAGCCATAGTAATTAAGTGTCTCGTTTCAGTATAGTATATTTATTTTATTCATTCAATGGTCCTTCACTACTGTTGAAATCCTCAGGGTTATCAAACCTAAGAGCATAGATTTCATCAGGAATAATGTTTCCATGTTCATCAAACATCTCTGGATGCATTGGAATAAATTTTGAATCTCTTTGTATCACATACTCTTTTGCTATCCAACCAACGATAGTTCCGAGTACTAAAAACATCAGTGAAAATAATGCACTGAAAGTGAGTGTGACTGCTAGCATCCTATTACTCCTGTTTTTTGATATCAAATATTATATCACATGATAGATGAAACTCTCTCTTAAAACAAGAGATCATCTTATCAAGGTTTATTTGAAATGTTTTTGGTTCTGGGTTTGGTTTCCTTCTCCTTCTGAGTAAAAGTTCTACACCTCTATCTATCTGAGGTTCATCACTTGTTGGTTTATTTAGAGATAGTTCTCCTCCTTCTTCCTGATCTTTTTTCTTGGTCATACTTCCAACAATCCTGTAAAATTTGTTCAAGATAATTCTTGATCTTTCTTGCTTCTGGTTTACCTAAGTGCCCATAAGCTTCTCTCAATTGTTTATGTTGATCATCATTACCACCCTCAAGGTAGTCTTCAAGATCATATATGGTTAGAGTAATATTTTTTGCAGTTTGACTCTCTAAGAAAACCTCAACATCTCTCTTTGTTGCTTTATTAGATTTTAAAAGATCATACATGTTGAGCATAACTTTTCCATTCTTGAATACACAATCAATGGATCTCTCAACAATACTCTCTATCTCCCATATATTATCCATTAGAGTAATTTATTCTCCCTTAAGTATTGTACTGTTTCATTACAACCACCGAGTAATGTTTCGTTATTTAGTAATACTCTTGGAAAAGTTGTTCTCCCAAACCTACCAATGAAATCTTCACGAGTAAAATCTGTATCAAGTTTGAGCTCAACATACTTAACCTCTGCTAGTTCTAGAGCTCTAATAACTTTAACACAGAAAGGGCAGGATGGTTTTGAATATACAGTATATGTCATAATAATATAGGGGATGAGATTAAAAAATAGTGTTGTCCTTGTCTAACATATAGGCATCATCAGGCAACTCAGTTACAATTTGCCTCTGTATCAGATTCAACTCTTCAAGATGATAGTGCAATTCAATGACATTTCCTCTTTCACCAACTAGTTCTCCATCTTTTAAAATTCCTGGGCAGTTAGTTTCCCCAAACTTATCTTCATACTCTTCAAGAGTGAAGTCTTCATCAAGTTTGAGTTCTACATAATCAAGTTCTAAATCAGTGAAAAGTTGTTTAACATATTTACATGTATCACAAGAATGTTTTGTGTATAAGGTGTAAGTCATAGTACTATAAGGAATGGAATTAATAGGATAAAAATAGATAAACAAATACCCCCAACAACATTAAGAAGTTGGGGGATGATACTAACGGGTTCGTTATTCATCAATTACTAACTGTGAAAGATAATCTTGTGATACCAGTTTGCTCTCATAACCAGGATAGAACTCCTGAACCTTCTGAGGTACAGCCATCACTGTTGGGAATCCACTGGCAACATGAGTGTATACAGTCTTAGTCTCTTCATTAACATGATGAGGCCAAGGATACTTGAGTCTTTTGCGTGAGTTACTGATCATAATCTTCGTAGGTAAATGTTTTGTTTTTTACTTTAGTATCAAATTCACCTGTCTTACCAGGCTTCATCTTACCAGTCTTCACTCTAACACCTTCACCGGGCCATGACTTGTTGGTACCGACCAGTGCGGCATCTGACTTAGGTTTCTTCTTAATCAGAACACTATCCTGATTATACTTCTTACCGAGTTTGGTGATGGATTTCTTGAATGCCTTCTTACCTTTCTTACCCGATGAAACTACATGGGATCTCTCACCCACTTTCTTTTCATCTTTGGTACCAGGATTCTCAGTATACCTTCCAGATACTTTCGTAGCTCCAGGGAGACCAGCACCACGTATATCCTTATCCAGTTGTTTGGATCTGGCTGCGTTTTGTTTCTTGGTCTTGTCTCCTCTCTGAGCAGACATGATAGCCATGCCACCTTTAGCATCCTTCTGACGGATTCTATTGAGTGAAGACTCTGACATGAACTCTAGGAAAGTCATCTTAAATATTAACTCTATTGAGTTATTTATTTTTCTGGATAAGTGATAGAAACTCTACGATAAGTTGTAGGTTCTTCATGAGTATAGTGTACTACATACTCCTCAACAAGTTCACCTCCAAGTTCATCAGCCATCTCCTTTAGTTGTTTCTCGTACTTCTGGTGTTTCATAAGGGTGTTGGGGTTTGTGTTCTCTATCCATAGGTTGTGAACCAATCAAATCTCTTCGAGATTGGTTCTTGATAACAATGAAAGCATCTTTGTTGAACTTACGAGTACCAATAGGTGATTGCCACTTCTTGTTGTACTCTTCACCAACATCAATACCAGAGACTTGAGTTCCTCCAATCTCTACATCAATCTCATCATCAACAGTCCATCCGAGTTTATTGATGACTCTAGCAAGTTGTTCAGTAAGAGATTGTTTATCAAGCTCTTCTGGTTCAAGGTTTCCAATCATCAGTTGATGTGTTTTCTACCCTTCTAATATAGGATAAAACTGGAGGAAAGTCAATAGGCAGTGGACAGTTTCAGTACCGGCTCTGACACCAGAAAACCACATCCTCATTTGGATACAGGTCATTCCATGTCTTCACATACTCATTGGCATCTTTCATTGTTTTGAATACACCTTCCAGATGAGCACCATACCCTGCTTCTAATGCATCAGGGTTTCCTGAGTATACTTGATAGTTCATGACTTGATGTTCTCACTATCTTTTTGGAAGATCTCCATACCTTTATCAGTAA